ACCATCTCTTCTTTATCGGTCTTCGGTCCTTTCTTCTTGGCATGAGCCTTACTTACATCGTCCTGATATCTTCTCCAGGCCGCGTCTAGCTCTACTTGTATTTCCGGGACATGTCCTTTTACATGTTGAGGTGTAAGACCTCCCTCGATTAGCTCCTCGACTTTGACATCTTCAGTACTTTCTATATCGTCCAGCTTTTTCTTGGTTTGAGGAGTATCCGGTTGTTCAGTTGCTGCCCCCTTTGCTTTGAAGGTCTGCTTCTCTCCTGAATAAAGTGTCTCCCCGATACCTTTTGCTTCTCCGCTGACCTCGTCCTTAAGTGCTTGTTCAGCCTGGGAGAGAGGTGGTTCTTTCCTTTTAACTCCTGAAGTAAAACCACTCCAGGTGGATTTATTGGCCGCATCAGATTCAACATCCCAAGGCAGTTTTCCTGGCTGTGGGGTCCCCATCTTCTTCCATCTCTTCTTGCGTTTTGGCTTGGTGGTAGGTCCCCATCCTTGTGCCGCTCCAGGCTGTTCAACACGCCTAGCGTCTGGTATCTTGCGGCCCTCCACAGAAACTACATCGTCTGAAATTCTTCGCGTAACCTTAGCTTCTGGTTTACCCTTCGCCCCCTTTGCAGCAGGAGCACCTTCCTCCCCCAGGCCAAAATTTTTCTGCGATGTATCAGCAAGATCTTCTGGATCTATGGCATTAGGATTCGGGGCCTCTGTCGGTCGCCCTTTGAAGAACGAACCCAGTCCATGTTTTCTGAGAGCTGCTGCATCAAAAGGCGCGAACGCCATATCAGCCAGCCCTAGAAAGTTCTGGAAATCTGTATCAGGGAGTTCATACTCCTTCCGAGTCTGCGCGTCAGCTAAGTTGTAAGCCCCGTATCCTCCGAGCGCAAGCCCTGCTAAGTGAGCTGCACCCTTTACCATAGGGTGGGGAGCCAGTTTTCCAAAGGAGAGCATCCTTGTAAGGAATGGAGATGCGGCAATTCCTCCAAGTGTCCCTTGCGCCGCCATGTGTCCCCCCGTTTGAGGGTTCCCCCACTCAGCCTGCTCAGTCAGTTGGTTAATAAACTGAAGGGCCTCTGGATCCTGGGGGTTCTGCTTAAACCGCTGAACCATTCGAAGATCGCTTTGAGCTTCAGGCGTAGAGAAGTTATCTCCGTGTCTATAGCGGAGACCTCCGCGGACAATTTGTGCGTATTCTGGAGGTAGCGTTCCGGTGGCCATTAGCGTCCCCCCCTACTCTTTCTGTATTTGCCAGCACTTTGAGAGACTAAACTGAAGTACTCATCCAGAGCTTCCCTAATTTCAGGGGGCATGCCTCCCAGGACTTTGCCTGCATACTTCCTGGAGTATTCTCCATAAGTACCTTTATGTTCACCGTCTTCGACCCACCTGAAATTTACATTAGGATCATGTTCTCCAGCATTCACAGCATTTCTATATGCTCTGTAAAGCGAAGGACCTGCATGATAAGCAGACAATGCATCTTCAGCTGTAGACCAGCCATAAGCTCCCCCAGGGAAACTTGCTAGACGATGCAAATATTTCATGCCAATTTCCATGTTCTGCTGCGGATCAGTTTTCCAGTCAGGATAGTCCTTGGGATCAATAACTCCTTCATCCACTAACTCCTGGAAAGCCGTACTCTCAATAACCTGCAAGAGTCCTCTCGCTCCACTCCCCAGGTTGTGAGCGTCAGGTTGTCCTTGACTCTCTGTGTTGATCCAGTTTCTCAACATGGACCACAAGGCACGATTCATCTCAGGTGTCTCTTCAGTTGTACTTTGAGCAAAGTCATTAGTAGGTCCTGTTGCATAAGCTCTTACTTGGTCATCCAACTGTCTTGCACCTGGTGATTCTGGGTAAATTGTTCTAGGTGGTTGGCTCGCTCCGTGAGGTAAGTCGAAATTTTCCTCTCCAAAGAACCTTCGATTTGCTGGAGAATCCAACCCACGGCCTGCTCCGATCCCACCTCGGACCTGCGGGACCTGCTGACTCTCAGGAAGCCCCGGCATCTGATTCAAGTCAAAGCCTGATGGAGGACGTTGAGTCATCTGTGGCCCTGAAGGTGGAAACGGTTGTCGTGGAGTTAATCCCCCCTGAATATCAGGTGTTCCCCCTGGCCCTCGTTGAGGTCGCCCTCTTGGACCAGTAGGTGCTTGAGGCAACGGCTGCCTTGGTGTCATTGGTGCCTGAATATTAGGCGAGGGTGAAGGGATCCGTTGAGTCATCCTTGGAGGATTAGCTGGAAATGGCTGTCTCGGAGTCAATCCACCCTGGATGTCAGGAGGAGCAGAAGGTGAAGGAGCCGCTGGGGGAGCTAATGGAGATAACATCCCACCACTACTTGGAAGTGGAGCTGGTGGAGGTGGTGGCCCCCCTAATCCCCCTTGAATATTTGGCACCTGCGATGATGGAGGAGTCCCCTGTTGGTATCGCATGTTAAACCTGGGAGGAAGTCCAGGACTCAGGGGCCTCTGTGTCGTTTGAGGTTCTGTCCCAGCAATCAAAGCACCTACCCCCGGAAACTGTTTCCGAGCCACAGCAGGAGACTGGATATCCATGTTCGTTGGGCTGGGAGGAAGTCCACTCAAGCCAGGTTTACGTTCTGGTTGAGGACCCAGGTGTGCAACTTGTGTGACTCCAGGTTTCATCTGGCCAGGTGTAAATCCTTTTTCAAGGTTGTCTCCGTATGTAGTATCAAAGTCTCCCCACTGATCCAGGCCTGTTGTGAATGGGCCCTTCATGGCATCGGAAAGTGAGACTTGATTCTTAGGATCGTAGATTGGATCCTCTAGCATTCCTGGACCCTGTGTGGCCGGGAGGGTATTCAAGAACTCTGAAAGTTTATCTTTCCCTTCCTGACTTAACACATGCTGTTGATCTCCGTAGATGTAATCAAATAAATTAGAAGCACGTAGAGCACTTTCGGGGTGACTGAGTCCCTGGGCTTCTATGATTTCAATGGTCTTATCAATAAAGTATGCATGCTTTCGCTGCATTTTTTCGGGAACTACAGGCGCGGTACCTGGCAGTATGTTTTCAGCTGGCCCCATTTCTGTCAGTGGACCTCCTTGCTGCGTACCTCCTGCCATGTAGTTCCAATAACTATCAGCCCCCGTCAACCATCTTCCCAATTCAACAACCTTGTCAGGGATGTAGCTAAGACCCTCTCCCACAGAATTAGCTAGCTTTTCCATCCCGCTTATGGCTACACCCTCTGGGACACTTTCCACCGTAGCATGAGGACTACCTATATCAGTCTGACCTGGTGCTAGTGGAGCAACATCATCAAGACTTAAGTCGCCAGTTTCATCTGGAAATGTACGACTAGCTCCTCCGCCTGTTCGATCCGGGTCCACGAGTGTGGGACCACCTCCAGCAGCAGGGGCTCCTCCCGATCCTTGATAAGGTGAAATGGAAGAAGGATCAACAAGAGGCTCACCATCAGGAGTACGTGCCCCCTGGAATAGGCGCATGACCTCATCAAAACTTGTTGGCTGCTCGTACGCAACCATCCCCATGCCGTCTTCAGTTGTCAGCATCTTGTAGCTAAATCCATTAGGGTTGTTTGCGTCAGGCTCAACAATATGAGGAACAGGTTGACCTCCAATATCAATATTGACAATGGTCGGTGTGAGATTCGCTGCCATGGACTGCTGCCTTTGCAGCCGTGCAGCCTCGTTAGAGGTGTCGATTCTTGCTTGAGTAGCCCTATCTCGTATACCTGCAAACTCCCTGCGCGGGTCCCCTTCAGGCAGGTTATAGCCCAGTGGGTAATCTTCTGTTGGTATGTCCTTCCCTTTTGAACCTTCGATGCTAAATAAGTCAGGAGCTTTCAGGTGCTCAGGGACCCCAGTAGCAATCTCAGAGGGATCATAGTCCCCTGGGAATCCAAACTTCTTCCAAAGATCGGCATCTTCCCCTGCATAAAATGGATTTTCTTTCAAGAACTCTTCGGTTGCGCTTATCCTTTCAGTCGTGGGACGCATGCCAAGCTCTAATCTTCGTCGAATCGTATCCTCATCTGCCTTCGGGTACGATTCCATGTAACTTTCGACTTGAGCATCTATGTCTGATTCAGGTGCATACGTATCCCAGGCACGATTAGCCCACAGATTTGCTTCATCGGAAGCCAAGCCTGTCTGGTAACGCTGTTCCTCATGCTGAAACTGCCAATAATTGCCAAATGCCTGAGAGATATCAGAGAGGAAATTTCCGAAGAGTTCCCGATTATTTCTTGCCATCTCAGACCATGGTCTTTCCCGCAGATTGCTGCCACTGAGGGTTCATGGTTCCAGGGCGTCCAACACCGGGGACCTGTCCTTGAGATGCAGCATTTGCGAACTGAGGGAGACCAGGAAATGTCATAGGTTGACCAATTTGCATTGGACCTTGTTGAGGATTCCCTCCTCCTGGGGGACCTCCCGGTCCAGGGGGGCCCTGTCTTCTACGTTGGACATCTGGCCCTCCACCAGGACCTCCCGGTCCTCTTGCCCCTGGAGCACCAGGTCCACTTTGAAACTGTGGTCTAGGTGGACTCTGAGAGAGTTGATTGGAGCGCGGAATCCCCCCACCTGGCATGTTGGAAGGTGGGCCAGGTTGACCTCCTACCATCCTGCCCCCCATTTGGGTGGCTTGTTGTGCAGCCTGTTGGCCTTGTGGCGAGTAATCAAATTTCACTACAGGCATTATTTTTTAGCCTCCACATAACCACGTTGAGTGATTTGAGCAAGATCAAGATAGTTATTCAGCATGCTGACAAGGTCTTGGATACGACCACGTTCAACCATCTCTTCAACCATCTGTCTGTTCATTCCAATATCAGAGAGTGTTTTACTCCAAGCCATGTTTCTGTCCAAGATATCCATGGCCATATTCGACATGGATGTTTGCAGGTCCCCTGTCGTGGAAATGGTATCAAGCAGGGATTGAGACTCCCCAAGAGTCATCCCTGTTGCCTGTTGCAAGGCTGTGAGATATTCTTCCTGCCCTCGTCGGCGTTGTTCTGTCCCCATTTGCTGGGCACCTGTCAGGGCATCACGGTAGCGTTGGTTCTCTTCCGTTCGTCGAGCCAGATCGAGTTGTTGGGCAGCACCAGCATACATGGGGGCCAGGTTATCTTCTATCCGTTCCCTGAAGTCATACTCAGGACCCTGTCCAAGCAATCCACGATCTGCCATGGCCGCACTTCCCTGTGCTAATTGGGATTGACGGAGGTCATCGAGGTACGAACGGACACCTTCCAGCTCCATGGCACGTTGCTGTCGATCGACAGGCAAGGCTCCACCTGATTCAATCAGGCGTTGATATTCATCTGCCACACCCTGACCGTACTGTGTTTCAAACTCAGCCCCGGTTCCTCGATCCGCGAGAGAACCAGTAAGGGCTGCTTCAGTCTCTGCTGCCATAGGTGTTGGAGCAAGGCCCCCGGTAGTCATCATGGTGCCAAGGTTGGCAGCTTGAAGTCTTGACAGGGGATCGGTTCCCATCTGCTGCATCCCACCAGGATATGTTGCAGTCTCATAGGGACCTGCTTCTTGTGGGGCATTTCCTGTGTCAATTAAGTTAGCAGTACCAGGAACACGTTCATCATAGACACCAGGATCGGTAATCTGTCGTGCCCTGTCTGTTGTCTGTTGAGTTGTCGTGACTCCAGTGTCTATAGGAGTGAATGGCAGATTCGGATTTGGATTCGGATTTGGATTGGGGTTCGGATTCGGATTCGGATTCGGGTTAGGATTGGGATTAGGGTTAGGGTTAGGATTCGGATTGGGATTTGGATTGGGATCTTGCCCATAATCCGTATAGAACTGCCAAGTATCCCCACCCCCACGGTAGTTCCGCATAATATCGGCAACCATGTTGGGGTCATCACCAAACTGTACTGATCCTGATTGTCCTACCTCTGATATAGGAATCCCTGCGGCCTGCATGTCCTGCATGAACTCCTGGAACCCTGCTGTATTTGGGTCATAGTTCCGTGCAATGTCCCTGAAGTCTCCCTGCCAGGATGATTCTCCAATATTGTGCGGTCCCCGAAGGAAGGCTAAGTCAGCCCCGGAGAGGTCATAGCCAGCTGGTGGTACTGGTGGATCATCGTTAAGAGTATACGGTGGTGTGGGTGGGGGAGGAGTAAATGGATTTTCCTTTATCTGTCCCGGATCCCCAGCTGGTCGGTTCTCCCCATAAATCCCTTCAATAGGTCGCCCTTCTCTTAGGTGGCCATAGAGTCCATGTCCAATGTCGCTAAAATATGGGTCCCGTCCGTGTGTCTGCTGGTACTGTTGTCCAAGGGGGTCAACATACTGGGACCCAAATGACTGAGGACTCATGCCATATTGCATCGCCATGGATTCGTAGGGATTTCCCCCTTGTCCATACAGGTCTGATGTTTCATTGACCCATTGTCCATAGTCAGCTGTATAGGGGGAAGAGCCTGTCTCCACAGGTTCCCAAGCACTCCCATCTGATGTTGAGATGGCAGGAGGGACAGTAGTTGCATCAGAGGTTCCGGGCCACTCTGGGTTCCAGATCTGATTCGGATCTTTCCCTTCTTCGTAGACCCCGTAGTATCCATGACCAATATCACTTGTTGCAGGTGCCCGTCCTTCGTTGTGTTGGCTATATAGATCAGTCAACTGCCCTGTGATATCAGCATGACCGTATTGCTGCGCCGTCCCTCCCGGATCTTGCAGCCACTGATCATATGATGCACCTGGCATCTCTTGGAATCTCGTTTGGCCCATAATTTTTCCTTACGCTGACTGCCATTCGCTTCGACGGCGACGGATATCAGCTCCTTGTGGTCGAGCCCCGCCTTCAGCAGTGGGCTGGGATCCTACACGTTGACTTTCTGGTCCATCAAATGGTCGCTGCTCAGAGCCTGGGACTGACCCCCAGCCTCCATGCATCCCCATAAACATGCCCTGGCTTCCAGGGAATCCACCCTCGTTATACACATACTGGCCTGAAGAGGGATCTCGATCGACACCCAGGAGTTTTAAGCCTGCATCCATTTGCTGCATGTCGGGGTGTTGTTGCATCCCTGCCACAGGTGCATCTCTTGGGGGACCTGGGGCTGCCATATCCTGTACACCAATGCCCCAAGGATCTCTTAGCGTCCCTTTACCTTCTCCTGGCTTTCCAGGCCAGTCCACGCGTGGACCTGAGCTTCTCGCACTAAAGTAAGGAAACGGATCTCCTGTGTCCATCCCTCGTGACCGCAGTTCAGTGTTAGGGTCATAGTAGGCTTGATCAGTTGGCCTGACACCAAATGTAGTTCCTCGCCCGAATGCCCCTCCACCCAAGACAGGGGGATGTTGGGTAACGTCACCTAGACGAAATGGTTGCTCAGCACGACGGCTGAGCATTGTACCTACTCTGCCCCAGCCCCGACTAGCCTGTGAGGTTATAAATCGGGGGTCAGTGATGTTAGCGTCATACCAATCAGGAAGTTTTGTGCCAGGGACCCCGAATCCTGCCATTTGCTGCTGGCCGCCCCCACTCCCGGCAAGGGCTCTGCCTGTACTCACGCCAATGTTGGCGAGTAACATCCATGTTGCTGGATCCATTCCCTGTCCCCCCGACATAGATTCCATTGAATAATTTGATGGAAACTTTGCCATATTTTGTCTAAATTATAGCACCTGGAGTGCGATAACTCCCCTGATATCCACGTTATTGGTAATACTTGAGGGCCACGAACTATGGTCAGTCCGATAGCAATACAATTTATCCGTGCCCCCGGTGGTGATATACCCTTCCGTATCGACCGACCCTTTGATAACTAAGGGGCCCGTATAGGTCGTCGTCGCTGCTTTCATCCCCTTCGGCAGCTGTATCCTCAGTTCGTTCCCCATCCCCGAGCCAGTTGTCGTGTCTTCCAGAAAGAAACTCACCATCAGAAACTGGCCGATTTTGATAAATTGGTATAGCTTCTGGTCTGCGTTGGCGACGGTCCAGGTTCCTGAGTTTGCGGTGAAATTTCCCGCCGCGAATGTTACGTCTTGCCATGACTGCTCCTGTTGAATCCTCTGAACTCTGTGTCTCGTATCGGTCAGGGTGAAATACATGGCACGCATGGCCTGTTCTGTCACCACACCTGACTCTTCTCTGACACGAGCGAAATCAGGGACCGGGAAATCGAGGGGGATATTGGCTCTGGCCATCAGTCTTGCAACCTGCGTCTAGCTCCTGGTAGAAGCTGATAGCCCAAGGTCATCCCTTCAAGACTCCATGATCCATTCTGGGCATCATCACTGATCCTGATTCGACACCCAACATCTTCTATATAGTCTCCGTTTGTCCCCTCCAGGTTGATGATCTTCTGGACAGAGTCGGTTGGCAGCACAAGGTTGCTCTCTGCGACCGTTTGAATCCCGTTTCCATCTGAGGTAATCAACTGCATGGACAAGGCTGCAAGTGACTTACTGGCGGCTCCACGACTGACAGCTTCATCGGAACTCGCCCCTGACATCCATTCAATATTCAGGGTTACATCGGCATCTGCCTCTGCGATGATGTCTAACCACCGATACCGTTTTATAACTGACATCATCTTCTGAGGTGATCGGGTATCCCAGGAATTATCTGTTCCGTAGATGACTTTCGTAATCCACCTTGCAGGGATATTTGATCCATCAAAACTATCCCCATCAAAGAACTTGTAACAGAACCCACCCTTACTTGGCTGGGCTTCTCCTGTCAGGATGACCTGTGTATCACTAGACGTTTCTACCGTCGTGGAAGAGGCCATGGGCATATCAGGCCAGACATACCAGACTCCCCAGCGGTAGCTCCAAGCTACGGCCTTCGTACACTCAGCCTGCAATCCTGATGGCGTAGCTCCCGGCCAGTACCAGATAATATGTCCACTTTCAATGTCATGGACGGCATGGACTTTACTCCGCTGGGCATACAGGAACTCTTTCAGGGTTTCCTTCACGGGAGTAGAAATCACCGTGTCGTTATTCCCGTCAAAGATCCGAATGTCCCCCAATGGAGTGAAATAGGCTTGCATCACCCGAGGCGTTGTGACCTGGTTTCCACTGGAATCTGTATATACCGCCCCTGCTGGCACCTTGATAACGCTTCGATGACTCACAGTTCCAGTCACGGCATTTGACTTCATCCGTGTCCAGTCCATGATGTCGGAAACTATTTGACCAGTACCTGTAACGGTCCAGATGGAACGCTCACAGAACACGACCAGCATTCCTTCGAAGTCCCCCACCAACCCTGTAACCACATCCCCGACAGACGTTTGGTCTGTGAAATCGAGGTAGTTGTTCGTTCCCACCTGATCGGGGAGACCTGGATCTGACCAATGGACGCGTCGGGGGTTGGTATCTGTCCTTCCCCACCACAGTCGCTGTTTGTGCGGCTCACAAAAATAACTCCCTGCTGGCGGAGCATCTCCATGCTCTGCGATGGACCGATTCACGACAATCGTGAGGTCATCAGTGTTGTCAGTGTACGCAGCCGTTGTGCGTCCATCGATATACGTCACCAGATAGAATGTCACCCCGGATCCTGTAGTGCGATATAGTTCATACCCCACTACATCGGTGTCACTGTCTGCTGTCCACGATAAGTTGCACTGTTCATCTGCAAGTTGAATGGTATTGGAGGTCGTGGAGCCAGGATGACGCGTGCCATCAGCTTCGACACTGACCAGTTTCCAGCTATAACTGCCATTCAATGTTCCACTCGCGGTATTGACCGCAGCGGAAGGTGTAGGAGATTTCGCGGAAGGTCCAGCGACAGATAACGAGGACCCATTCCATGCCCGTGGCGTGACCACCCCATTCGTGAAAAACAGCGTGTTGTCCACTTGAGCAAAATCAGGGATGCGACCGCTGGATTCATCCTCTAAATCAACAATGAACGTCCATGCGGCTCCATCATTCGTGGAGTACCAGAGTTCATACTCATCCGCGCTGTCTCCGTCATTTGTTTCAAAGACCCCGATGACCTGACGATTGGAAATGGCTGCTCCTGTTTGTCGGTACCCTCTCAGGGCACGGACCATGGTGGCTGCACTCCCGGTATTGGTCGTCACCGCAGAGCTGTTCTGTTTGCTATATCCCAGAATCTTTTTCGCTCTCCCCAGTTTGTCGATCCAGAGATTCCTCGATCCACTCGAAGAATAGATCACGGGCAGAGCGACCGAATGGATCCCTTCTTGTGTTCCCATGAACACGGTGAACGTCTGTGTTTGAATTGGATAGGCCATTAGATTGTGGCGACGTAGAACGCCTCTCCATCGGCTGCGCTGAGTCTGATAGGTCCGTTGGTCTCAGCGATGGTCTCTCCGTTTTCGAGGGAGATAACTCTATAGGGTTTTGCTTGGACTTCATGTAATGTCACGCCTCCTTTGACCCCTGTCAGGGTCATGGCAAATTTATCTCCTTGTACCGCAGCGAAGGCTCTCGAAACTCCCTCATCAATATCCTCGAAACTCCAATGTTGCTGGAGGAGGTTTGGGAAGGGGTGTGGACCTCCACCGGCTCCTACCCGACAGGACTCCCAATTCGGGAGATCATCAGGGAGCAGGGGAATCACTGTTGAGAGCACTTTCATTAACTGTCCTGCTTTTGGATGCTGCACATAGGGACCACGATCAATGTGAACACCATAGATATCGTGATGCGTGGACATCGCACACCCAGCAATGAACGCCGTAATGAGAGCAGAGGCAGCTACGGCTACGTTATCTCCTGACTTATCCCAGCGTTGATGCTCATTGTCCACCGCTAATGGAGGACAACTCCCGATCTTATGTCGGGCATGCCATGGTTGTCTGACCCACCGCCATTCTCCCTCTGCGGTATCTGACCTCCGGGGGAAATGAATGGTAGTAACATCAGCAGGACTTCGGGCATAGAGATGATGGAGTCGTTCCTCCATGTCCTGCCAAGTGGCTGCTGATGGGGCCGAGAGTGCCGTAGGAGCACCGCAGTGTTCTTTAAAGATCACTCCAGCTTCCCGCACTTCATTATCGGCCCAGTCATTATGTGAATGGTTCCATTCGTTTACGATCTCTACAAGACACACTTTGTTCCGGTTGTCGTTGACCACCTCGGCCCATTCCTTGGCCATTTCATTAGGGTCATCAATCATGTGATGTCGTGTAAACAGCGTAATCTCCGATCGCAGTCCTCGCTCTCCGAGAGCTTTGATCGTTTTGTCCATCAACGAGAAATAGTTTGGAGTGGTTTTGGGGTTGACCCCTCCAGGCCAGTCATGTGCTCCGAACCACCGCACATAGGTCATGCCACATCCCACCGCATATTCCGCTAAGGTATCAATTTCTTTGGTGTCATGCTGCACAGCGTAGGGTGCCCAGAATGCACTTAGACCCACCATAGGAAACGGCCCATGATCATCCCGAATGGCTCGTCGATCAGTCCGTAAATTTCCCCAAAAAGGGCGGGGTTCAGGGCCCTCCGGGATCGGTTGGATGGCTGCAAGAATCGAGGCCATGGAGCCAAACCGATCCTGTTCGTGGATCGCCCTCCATAGAGCTTGATTGATAATACCCTGATCTTCTGGCCTGCCAACTTCAGTTAGGCGTGACTTGACTGCCTGCTCAAAGAGATAGGGATCTTCACAGACCAGCAGAAATGCACTATCCGTATGCGAATGTTTAATCCACCATTCGTAGTCAGGCTTCTTCATGGAGGAGATTAGCCTTCATGGAATTACGGAGGGTGACTTTCTCTGCATCTGTTGGAGGGGAACCTGTTGAGGCTTCAAACACTGCATACATGCCAGCGAGTGCTGCCTCGCTAATCTTGCTTTCCGCCTCAAGTTCAGCCGCAATGCCTTCGTCTTGAAATTCCTGTGTCCACTCCACCAATTCTTCAGCGGTTGGCTCATCTCCCGGCCCTTCCCATAAACGGATCGTGCCATCGAAACCAGCCCCATCCACCACAAACCTTGAGTTGGGACGTTTCCAAGAAATAACGTGAGCAGTGTCTTCATATAGGTTGTGGCTCATGCACCAATCTCCACTAAAATCATCCAAGAAATAGCATTCGATCCTTGGACGTATGTTGTTCCAGTGTTGAGTGTCGATTTTAGTTGAACCTTGTAGGTGACAGCTGAAGTCGTACTGGGACTACGCACAGCACCGAATGAATTGCCAGCAATCATGTTCGTTCCATTACCAGCGTCATACCCTCCAAGTCCTTCAAAGGTATTTTGGAAGCACGAATATCCTGCGCCCCCAATATCCTCACACAACGCCAATCCAACTCCTGTCGGCCCATCTTTTCGGGTTCCGTTGATGCCCCCATAAACCAAAATCTTGCTGCTGGTGGCTGCTGGTGTTAAAGCACACGATAATCCTGTGTCAACGAAGGTAGATGTAGTCGTACTAACGGTAGTGCCATAGGTAGCTGACGTTATTTGCAGGACTTTCCCGCCACCGGCTGCTGCCCATGAGCTATCTCCTCTTAGGAAGGTGCTACTGGATGCCGTCCCTGACCCAAGTCGGGCCGTTGCGACGGTGCCAGATGTAATGTTGCCAGCAGCATCACAGCCGATACTGGCTCGTAGGGTTGATCCGCTCTCAGCGACAGGGTCGGTTGTTCCGTCACCGACAACCATTTCCCCGTCTGCCAGCACCGCCATCTGATTGATAGCAGCAGTTCCTTTACCTATCAGGATGCCACCATCAGTGAGGGTTGAGCGTCCCGTTCCCCCGTCAGCCACCGGAACATCCGTTCCACCCGCACGATAAATCTCATTGCCCTCAATCGTGACAGTTCCTGCACTCGCCCGTGCAATCGTGGTGTCAGTGGCATGACCAAGTTCTATGGCTGTAAGTTGAGGACTATCTCCGGTTCCGACCCCAATGCTGGTTCGCAGGTCTGCGCCACTTTCAGCAACCGGATCTGTGGTGCCATCTCCAACAATCATCTCACCGTCAGCTAACACGGCCATTGCTTGGATGTCACCCGTTCCATTGCCAAGCAACACACCACCGTCAGTAAGCGTTGATACCCCT